ACGAACAGAGGTCGAGGCGAATCTCGAAAACATGAAAGATTTGGAACTTGGATCGAAGGAGTATGAGTCTGCAGTGGAGTCAACTTGTAAACTGGTGGATCGTGTGATTTCAATTGATCGAAATGCTGACGATTATGACTTGAAAGATAAGGCTAGAGAAGCCGATATCGAAGTAAAGAATATTCAGTTAGAAAAAGACAAGAGAAATCAGATGATTCAAAATGGAATTACGGTGGGCAGCATTGTTGTATCTACTGCTGTTACGATCTGGGGAACATTAGCATCTTTCAAATTCGAGAAAGAAGGTACTGTTACAACAATTTTAGGTCGACAGTTCATTAGCAAACTTCTTCCGAAGAAGTAAAATACGGACCGGAAGGCGCTGAGATTACTTGGCGTCTTCATTTTTTATCAATATTGTATATTTCAACGTGTAGTGGTATAATACCTTTAGTGATAATTACTCAAAGGATGGTACGGACTATGATTAAAATGATAGCTTTAAAATGTCCGGAATGTGGAGCAAAACTTCAAATAGAAGAAGGACATAAAGAATGTTTCTGTCAATATTGTGGACATAAAATATTTCTGGATGACGGGAGTGTTGAGACTACTTATATTTACCGTAAAGTAGATGAGGCTAGAATAAAAGAAGCCGAGGTTGATAAACTTATTCGGCTAAAAGAACTTGAAATTAAGCAGAAAGAATTAGATCGAAAAGCTGAACAGAGAAAAGAAAACAAAGTAATTGCTATAAAATCGGGAATTATTATTAGTATATTCGGTATTTTTTTAACACTCATAGGGATATTGATTCACAATGAAAACATTACTATTATGGGTGTTGTTCTTTGGGCAGTTGTTTTATGGCTCGGAGTAATGTATTTCTTATTTAATATGGATAATAACGAATCGAATAATGAAAAGGAGGATACAAAATGAAAAAGAGCATATTAGCAATTGGATTGGGAATGAGTTTATTACTATCAACACCGATTATGGCAGATGTTCCGGATATTGATTTAGCATCTATGAGCACAGAAGATCTGGTTGCTTTAAAAGATTCTATAAATGAAGAAATTGCAAATAGAGGCGGGGATAATATTATAGGTGAGGGGACTTATACAGTCGGTACAG